ATAGCAGAAGCTTTAGAACTTCCTGCAATTAAACTACACTGTTCTGTTCTTGCAGAAGATAGTATTGCAAAAGCTATAGAAGATTGGGAAACAAAGACAGCCTATAGACAACACAATCAATTATGAAAGACGGATACATTAAAAGAAAAACATCTACTATTCCTTTTGGTTACGAGACTAGTGAAGTTGAAGGATACTTTCAACCAGTTCCAGATCAAATAGAAGCATTAGAAGTAGCAGAAGACTTGGTAGCTAGCGAGTCTATAAGCCTACGTGATGCATGTGACTGGATAGAATTTAAAACTAAACGTAGTATTACAGCAGCAGGATTAAAGAAACACATAGATAAGAAATATGGAAAACGACAACAGCGACTTGAGAGATTGGGAACAGAACCCACATCTTTACTTGACAGATTCTGACGGAGGCTTTATACTAAAGAAAGATGGTACACCTCGTAAGAAAGGAGGTAGACCTGTTGGAGCAACATCAAACTATCAATATTCTAATGAACAAAAAGCGAAAAATGCAGCCAAGCGATCCGTCACAAAAAAGCGGAAAGCAATTGAAAAGATCGAAAGACAACTTAAGTCAAAGAGAAAAGCTCTTAGACAAACGACTGACGTACTCGGTAAACTCGAAAATGAATCGTCAAAGCCGACAGAATCGGGGCAGATAGTAACTGAAGATAAACTTAGTTCTCTTCCTAAAGCAGTACAAGTTGAAATAGATAAAGGTAGTCATGTTATCTTTCATCCTAATGAAGGACCACAGACTGAGTTCTTAGCTGCTGATGAGAAGGATGTATTGTATGGTGGAGCTGCAGGTGGCGGTAAAAGTTATGCTATGCTTATTGATCCGTTAAGATACTGTCATAAGAAAGCACACAGAGCTTTAATACTTAGAAGGTCTATGCCTGAACTACGAGAACTCATAGATAAAAGCAGAGAACTCTATCCTCAAGCATTTCCCGGATGTAAGTTTAAAGAAGTAGAAAAGGTATGGAACTTTCCTAGCGGAGCAAAGGTTGAGTTTGGATTCTTAGAAAGAGATGCAGATGTATATCGTTATCAAGGACAAGCATATAGTTGGATAGGCTTTGATGAGATTACTCACTTACCTACAGAATTTGGTTGGAACTATCTAGCCTCTAGACTTAGAACAACAGACCCTGAGATTAAAACTTATTTACGTTGCACTGCAAACCCCGGAGGTATAGGGGCTAATTGGGTAAAGAAAAGATATGTAGACTCAGGAACTCCAAATGAATCAAGAGTAGGTGATGATGGACTAACACGTAAGTTTATTCCGGCTAGGTTAATGGACAACCCATACTTAGCAAATGATGGAGTGTACGAGCAGATGCTTATGTCTCTTCCTCCTGTACAACGAAAACAATTACTAGAAGGTAACTGGGATGTAAATGAAGGAGCAGCTTTTGTAGAGTTTGATCCTGAAGTTCATATTGTAAGTCCTTTTCAAATTCCTATTACATGGGAACGTATAAAAGGTATTGACTATGGGTACGCTTCAGAGAGTGCCTGTGTATGGGGAGCAGTTGATAGGTCAGATGGTACATTAATAATATATAGAGAATTATACAGAAAAGGCTTGACAGGTGAGGATTTAGGACGTATAATAACAGACATGGAAATGCAAGACCCTTTTTCCGTTTCAGGTGTACTAGATACATCTGCATGGTCACGAACAGGTACAACTGGTCCGACTGTAGGGGAAACGCTCGTTAAGCAAGGACACAAACTTAGACGAGCAGATAAAAATAGAATACAAGGAAAGATTCAGATTCACGAATATTTAAAAGTACAACCGAATGGTAGACCAAAGCTACAGATATTTAATACATGTCCTAGCTTAATAAAAGAATTGCAAAGCATACCATTAGATACTCGTAACCCTGAAGATGTAGACACTCATGCTGCGGATCATGCTTATGATGCTCTGCGGTATTTGATTATGAGTAGACCAAGGATAAATAATCCAATGGATAATCTACGTCAATATCATAGAGAATCTATCTACAAACCTGTTGATGAAACATTTGGATACTAAGTATGGACGAAGATAATAAACCTTTACAACCTACAGGCTTACTAGATGCAGATGCTATCTATGTTGCACCTGTCGAAGGAGAGCAAGGTTTAGAACTTTCATTAGAAGAAGATCAAAAACTAAACTTAGTAGGTCTTGTTAAGAGTCGTTTCCAAATGGCAGAAGATTCTAGAAAGCCACACGAAGACAGATGGATAGCAGGATATCAAAACTTTAGAGGGTTGTACGGGAAACGTGTTAAGTTTAGAGAATCAGAAAAGTCTAGAGTATTTGTTAAAGTAACAAAGACTAAAGTACTTGCAGCATTTGGACAACTAATTGATGTTATATTTGGAACAGGTAAGTTTCCGATTGGTGTTAGTGAAACTAAAGTACCAGAAGGAGAAGTTTCTGTAGCACATTTAGATACACAAAATCCTTCACCAAGTATTGAAACAACTCCACCTGAACAAACTCCTCAAGAAGTTGAAAGTCCGTATGATGTAGGTTATGAAGGTGATGGAAAGGTTTTGAAAGCAGGTGCTACTTTTTCTGATGGTAAATTTCAAGAAAGATTTTTAGAAGAGTTAGCAAAAGAAGAAGGTAGCTATGCAGTTGGAGCAAGTCCTATTCCAACTAATTTAGAAATTAGTCCTGCACAAAAAGCTGCAAGACGAATGGAAAAATTAATTCATGATCAAATAGATGAATCTAATGGTTCGTCTGAACTACGTAGTTCTATGTTTGAAGCAGCTATGTTAGGCACAGGAATTATTAAAGGACCATTTAATTTTAATAAGACATTAAATAAATGGGATGAAGATGAAAAAGGAAATAGAACTTACAATCCTTTACAAGTAAGAGTACCAAGAATTGAATTTGTTAGCTTGTGGGATTTCTTTCCTGATCCATCAGCTACAACGATAGAAGAATGTGAATATATAATTCACAGACACAGATTAAACAGAAGTCAGTTTAGAGCATTAAGTAAGATGCCTTACTTTGATAAGGATGCTATTAGAGAATGTTTAATGATGGGTGGTGATTACGAAAAGCGTAGTTATGAAGATCAAATAAGAGATGAAGAAAACGATGAGTATTCTTTACCACAACACGAAGTACTAGAATATTGGGGCTGTATGGATGCAGCTTATCTAAGAGACATAGGTGTAGACTTAGATGAAAACGTAGATGATCTTGACGAAGTACAAGTAAATGTATGGACTAGTGGTGGTAAAATACTAAGAGTAGTTTTAAATCCTTTCCAACCTTATAGAATACCTTACCATGCTTTCCCATATGAAAAGAATCCTTATAGTTTTTTTGGAGTAGGTGTAGCAGAAAATATGCATGACTCTCAACAAATTATGAATGGTCATGCTAGAATGGCAATAGATAACTTAGCCCTATCAGGGTCACTAGTATTTGACATTGATGAGTCTGCTTTAGTAGGTGGACAAAGTTTCGAAGTGTATCCCGGAAAAATATTTAGAAGACAATCTGGAATGGCAGGACAAGCTATACACGGAGTAAAGTTTCCAAACACATCAACAGAAAATATGATGATGTTTGACAAGTTTAGACAGCTTGCTGATGAGCAGACAGGCATACCAAGTTACTCACATGGTCAAACAGGAGTACAGAGTATGACTAGAACTGCATCAGGAATGTCTATGTTATTAGGTGCAGCAAGTCTTAATATTAAAACTGTTATTAAGAACTTAGATGATTTTTTACTTAAGCCTTTAGGTGAAGCATACTTTCAATGGAATATGCAATTCTTAGAAGATAAGTTAGGAATCGTAGGAGATTTAGAAGTTAATGCAACAGGAACAAATAGTTTAATGCAGAAAGAAGTAAGGTCACAAAGACTAACCACATTCTTACAGACTGCACAGAATCCTGCTATTGCTCCATTTGTTAAGATGTCTAAATTAATTAGTGAACTTGCCTACAGTCTTGATCTTGATCCTGATGAAATACTCAACGATCCTGAAGAGGCTGCAATGATGGCACAAATAATAGGAATGCAAAATAATGTTGGACAAGAATCAGGCTCGGAAGCTAGCCCCAATGGTCAAGAACAAGAAGGAATGGGCGGTCTTACTGGAGTACCTCAACCACCTCAAGAGCTTGGAGTTACAGGTACTGGCGGTGGCAACATCGGAACTGGAAATATACCGCAGTCAGGGGAAGCTGAATTCTCTGGTACACCTAGAGCAGTTGGAGAGTAGAGTAGACGAAGCTCTAAATAGAAAGGAAGATATATAATGGAAAAAACTTTTAAAGATACTATACCTACTTTTGTTGATAAGATGGCACAACTTAGCATGGAAGATGTATTCTTTGCTAAAAATAGAGATAAATTTATTAAAGAAGAAATTTCTAATAAAGTAAATATCGCTAAATCTAAACCTGAAACTGATTCGTATGATACAAAATATTTTAATAAAGCTATTAAAGAAAGAAGAAGACAACTAGCTGAGGAAACAAACCCACTAGGAGCAAGAACAGGCAGGGCTACAAAAGCAGAAGGTGGAGAAATGGGTCAACAAATGGACATGTTGATGGGAATGGAACAAGAACAAACAATGCTTCCTGATGAGGAGATGGAAGAAGACTATGTAGACTATGTTGTAGAAGAAACATTGTCTAATGAAGATAGAAATTATTTAATAGATGCTCTCGAAAAAGATGATAGATTAAGCGTAATCTTTGATCAAGTTGTCGAGACAGCACACGAATTTTCAGGTTCAGGAACTATTGAAGGTCCGGGAACTGGGAAATCCGATTCGATACCTGCAAGGTTATCGGACGGAGAATTTGTCATAACTGCAAAAGCAACTGAAGAAATCGGAGCAGACAATTTAATGTCTATGATGAAAGATGCAGAAGCTAGTGCAGATGAAAGACAAATGGCTTATGATGGTGGTATGATAAGAGAAGAGAAAGAAGTAATGGCTGCTCCTAGAGAGCCAATACAGCAAAACATTAATGTAACTAAAAGCACAGTTGATAACGGAGCAGTAATGCCACGTGCTCAACAAAGCCCTATAAAGGCTGCTATAAAAGAAGACATGATGCTTGACCCTTATCAAAGACACGTCAGAAGCTAACAACTGATAGGCTACTTACGTCAGTAACCCCTATCAAAATTATAACCTTTAGCTACCTTGTAAGACAAGCCCCTAATAAAAAAGACGTTTTTAGAATAGGCTACCTTGGAAATAGCACAAGCCCTTAAGGAGAAAAGAAATGGCAGAAGTTGAACAAATACAGGAAGAAACTGTAGAACCAACTCCTAACCCGTATAACCAAAATAAAACATGGCACACTGATGAAGTAATGCCTAAACATGGAGATACGGCAGAAGGATTGTTTTTTGAACGTCCTCAAGCTCAGTCTGTAGAAACAGAAGTAGAAGCGCAAGCAGAAACAGAAACGGAAGATCAAGCTTATAAACGTCCAAATTACAAAAAAAGATATGATGACTTGAAAAAGCATTATGATACTAGGCTCTCTGAATTTAAAAACAGAGAACAAGAGTTGCTTCAAGAAGCTGTAGCAAATAGACCGGAGTATACTGCTCCTAAGTCTGCTGAAGAACTAGAACAATTCAAAGCTGAATATCCTGATGTTTATGAAGTAGTAGAAACTGTAGCCCACCTACAAGGTGAAAGTAAAGTTGCTGCTCTTCAAGAAAGGTTAGACCTTATGCAGAGTCGTGAAACCGAAATACTTAAACGTGAAGCTGAAAAAGATTTAGTGACTAAACATCCTGACTTTGAAGATTTACGAAACAGTGATCAATTTCATGATTGGGCAGAAGCTCAACCTGAAGAGATAAAAGATTGGATTTATAATAATCCTAATAATGCATCTCTAGCAAGTAAAGCCATCGATCTATTTAAATTGGAAAATGGAATTGCACCTGTACAACCAAACCGAGATAAATCTAGGCGACCCTCTGCTGCTGATATGGTGTCTACTAAGACAACAACAGTGGATGAGAAACAGCCGAAGATTTGGACACAACAAGAAATTGCTGCCCTCTCAATGGACGAATACGATAAACTTGAAAAAGAAATCGACAAAGCCCAAGAAGAAGGCAGAATTAGATAATAACCAAATATAATATTCAAGGAGAATAATTATGGCATTTAATCAATCTGATGCTCTATTTGAGCAATCAACCGATACAAATGGTAACTTTGGTAATTCTGTAAGTGGACAAAATAACTCCTTCTTTTTACCTGAAGTCTATTCTAAAAAGGTTTTAAACTTTTTCAGAAAAGCTTCGGTAGCAGAAGCAATCACTAACACTGATTACTCAGGAGAAATATCTGCTTTCGGAGATACTGTAAGAATCATTAAAGAACCTGAAATTACTGTTTATCAGTATGAAAGGGGAGCAAACGTAACTAAAACAGCTTTAACAGATCAAGAACTATCTTTAGTTGTTGACATAGCTAACGCTTTTAAATTCATCGTAGATGATATTGAAACTTCAATGTCTCACGTGAACTTCAAAGAAGTAGCTAGTTCATCTGCTGCATACGCATTGAAAGATGCATTTGACACAGGTGTAATTGCTGAAATGTTTGCAGGAATATCAGCTTCATCGCCTGACCATATCATTGGTTCAGACAGTGCTACTGCTGATGCCACTTTAGCTCACGCAAGTAACTCTGTGGACCTACTAGGTTCTGACGGAACTGGTGTAGATGCTTTAGACCTAATGGCTAGATTAGCCAGAAAACTAGATGATCAAAACATCCCTGAAGAAGGAAGATGGTTCTTAGCACCACCTTCGTTCTATGAAGAGTTGTCACAATCTGGTTCTAAAATGTTATCCGTTGACTTCAATGCAGGTCAAGGATCATTGAGAAATGGTTTAGTATCAAGTGGTAAATTACGTGGATTTGATATGTACAAGTCTAACAATGTCGCAGCAACATCGAATGCTACTGGCAAAGTTATGGCAGGTCACATCTCATCTA